TCAGAGTAACGGCTGCGTGATCCGCATAAGATTTGGAATCAAAGACGATAATCCCGCTCAACAACTGGACCTTCCAGATCACGCGACCCCGAAGCCGGCAACGCCAGACGGAATAAAGATTGCGCATGATATATTACATACCTCCTATCGGAATAAAACGCCTTGACGATCCTCGATCTTGACAACGCGACGAGCCCGAACCGGAAGCCCCAAGAGAAGCCCCGCCGGCTTGCCGAACTGATCAGGAACCAAGCGCTTGAGAATCTTTTCCGCCGTCGAGATAATCTTCAACGCCTGCCCTTCAAGCTTGCTCTTGTCACCATGCCAATTCGAGATATAAAGATTCGACTCCTGATTATCCAAGCCCAAGCAGCTTGAAACCAAGTAAGCCACCGCTTCCGCCTCAACTTCCATAATGTCACGCCCAACGCCCTTGAAGCGCTCACCGAAATGGCCGAGAAGAACGTGACCGAGCTCATGGAAATAAGAGCAAACCATTTGTCCCTTATTTTTCCGCTCGGAAACGGCAATAAATTCGCCGTTCGTCCACCCGTCCGCCACGCCCAGGACAATCTTGAATTGAAATTCAGGATATGCTTTGACGCAATCCTCAAGGCTCAAGGCCGGATTGCCCTTGACTTTATTCATGCCCAAGTCCAAGGGCTCTCCGTCTGTCTGGTTCACGTCGAACACCGGGACGCCCAGGAAATAGGCGAGATACTTTTCCTTTGACTCGATCTCAAGACCCGTCTCTTCGTCCGTCTCAATCCAGCGCTGGAATGACGGCGCCAAAATCCAGATAGCCTTTTCCCCCGCCCGAACATAGCGCCCAACCTTTTTCCATTGATTGAACCCCGCGCACAAAGACGCATCCGGTTTGGTGGACCAAATCAGCAGCAGATTATGGAAAGAATAAGAATGAAACCCCGAACGCCAAACCGAAGCGAAAGCCTTAATCCGCTCGGGATCGGTCACCAACTCGGACCCGAGCTCCTTTAGCTTAGCGCTTAACTCCGCTTTACGATCCGCCATCTTTTATGACCTCCTCACAATGATAAGTAACTTTCCTACAGCTTAATTATATCATGAGATTGTAAGTAGTCAACTACCATAGGAAAGATATATAGTAATATTAATAAGAGTAGAAGCCGGCCTGGAGCCCGGCCGGCAGCCGCCCCCGCCCCCCCTAATAACCATATAGGATTATATAAAAGTACTATTAAAGAATATAATAAGAGTACTCTTATAAGAATATAAGTAATATAGGGGGGTGTACAGTAACCTATCGAATTAGATTGACAAAAAGAGATTGTGTGATAGAATCAGAATAGAATGAACCCTAAAAAGATTATGTAAACCATTTTTAGGTCAGTATAGGGGGAAGGACCGGGTCGCATAATAAGTATTATGTCAACTATGCCCAAGAACCCCCTGAATTTTAAGAGAGAGGCCCCGCGCACAGCCGGAGCCGAAACGCCGAGGCCCCTATGGGAACTTTCCTTTCTGCCCCCCCCTCCATAAGCCTATCCCCCTCTAAGTAATTTTCTATTTTCCCCTAACTGGTTTTATATATATTATCTTTCTTCAGTAATCTAGAATATACTTTCTCTATTATTATAAAGAAATCACTGGGGGTAGTATTAAGAGAGAGCGATGGGTTGAGTTTAGCGAGGTGGACGATGGAGGGGTTGCGGGAGAAGAATCGGGTCACGGCTCTTCTTTTCTCATGTTCTGGGGGGCCTCCGGCCAGTCAGTCATTTCCTTGTCTCTGATTTATATAGCCTTTCGGTGAGAGCCATAATGGTAAATGTTAAAACCTGCATTTGACGAAGATTATGTTTCATTGTTTCATCATAAATTCTTATATCAAAACCCGGAATATTTTTGTAAGAATTTTTTTCCTCTTCAAACTTTCCTATTTGTTCACGCAGATTTTTTCTGCGAATATCTAGTTCTGATATAAGGGCTATATAGTGGTAACGGAGAGCGTCGATTTCTTTGTTAAGGTGCTCCCGATCTTTGGTTAAGGGGGTTTTAATCGCGGTGTTTTTCATCTTCTTCCTCTTCCCGGGATCTCCAGCACCGCCTCTTTCTTTCCATCCCCGTCTTCGTCTTTTGTTTTTATCGGCGGGGGGAACTTCCGGGCCTTCCATTCGTCATACGGCTCATGCTCGATGCCCAGGATTTCTTCTCCACGAAGAACCGTCAGGTGGTTCTCCAGTTGAGAGTAGAAGATCTTCGGGCCTTTCTTAAAAAACTTCTTGTCGACGGCATCGCCCTTGACGGTCATCATCATTCCCGGAAGGCGCTTCAAGTAGATAAGCAGCGGCATTTTATTTCTCCTTTCCGTCGCCACGAACTTCTTCGTGGATGAAGAGGTTCCGACAATCGGGTCTATTTTCAATTTTCGGGAAACAGAAGCAGTTTTTATTCAAGACGTGGCCTTTCTGTAGCGGGAGGACATGGACTTCTTTTTCAGATTCCTGAATCATCCAGTGCGTCACTTCCGCATATCCTAGTTTTGGTTTACCGTAAAGAATTTCTTGAAATCCCGGAGAGCCTTGAGGATCAATCTCTCGACGCGGCGCTGGCGGTGTTTGAGGTGTTGGGTCTCTTTGGCATTTTGATCTATTTGCCGGGAGATAATTTTGAAGGCGAGGCGAAGCCGGGATTCTTTGGGTTCTTCTTGGGCCTGTTCCACGCCTTAATTTTAGCATGGGATTTCGGGAAGTCAACTACCCCGGTTGGCTATGTTCTTCTTGCCATAAATTAGCACACTCAAAATAAACCTCTTGACAAATCTCTAGTCTTCGCCCTATCTTTAGTATTGGTTAAGTCGTTATCACAATATGTAGGGTTATCATGTAGGCCAATGAACTTACGAAAAGCCGGCGGGAGGGCTTCTCCGAAGAGGGATAAATTTCTACTTCCGGATATTGTGGACGGAACTCCGGTTCTGATCACGAGAGCGAAGTATCCGCGTACCCACAGAATGAAAAAGAAATCGGAGTCCGGGGTTGAGAGAGCAACGCCGATGCAGAAGCGAGCGCTTGAGAATCATCTTTTCAAGGGCATGAACAAAACTGAGGCGATGGAGAAGGCCGGTTACAGTATGACTCCGCACAACACGGCGGGTATCAATGCCGCGCTTGAGAAGCGTCCCATTGTAAAGGCGCTTGAGAAGCGGAAGATCACAAACGACACGGTAGCCGAGGTCATCGAAGGGGGACTTAAGGCCATGAGGCCGGACGATCATAAATTCCCGGATCACACGGCCCGGGCTCCGTATGTCCGTGAGGTGAACCGGATCCTGGGCAACTACGCACCGACGAAAGTGCAGGTCCGGGAGCAAGCCGTTGTCATCAATCTCACATCGGACGACGCGGCCAAGTTTCAAAAATATCGAGCGATGAGGGCGGGGAATGGCGGAAACGAAGACGGGGCAGATTGACGCCAAGACCGCTTCCGAATGGCGGCAGTCCTGTCTCGATGATCTTTTTTTTCTCTGCTCGTTTGTCTTTCATCACGGGAAAAAGCGCGAGTATCGAGATCTCAATCAAATCCATCTCGAGCTTTGCGATTTTCTGGACGATAAGCGCTTTCTCCAGAAGCTTGTCCTCATGTTCCGCGACGGGTTAAAGAGTTCGATGGCTCGGGCAAAGGTCATTCAATGGTTCCTCCGAAAGCTTGCCGCGGAGGAAGAGGGCAAGGCGTTCTATTACTCCGGCGTTTTCGAGCTGGCCCAAGATCAGCTCGGGCGCATCGTCAAGGAGATCGTGGAGAACGATTTGCTTCAGGCGCTTTTCAAGGACGTTATCCCGCGAAAGAAATCGGATTTCGATTACTGCGCCGTGACCGAAGGCAAGATCCGATTCCACAAAGCCGAGATCGACATCGGATCACCGGACAAGGCCCTGGCCGGCCATCACTACGACCTGGGGATAAACGACAATTTGATGAACGAGGTCAACACCCGCAGCGATAAAATGCGGAAGACCATCGTCAAGGACTGGCAGCACCAGGAATCCATGCTCGCAGAGAGGGCGGAGGAAGTCGTCTTTGAGACGCCCTGGTTCCCGGACGACGTTTCCGGGATCATCCTCGACCCGGACGCGCTTTTTGATTATCGCAAACTTTGGCGCCGGCCCTGCCATCGTTTCATATCCGAAACCGGATATGCCGTATTCTCATGCCCGGCGGCGAAGGGCGAGGGTAGGATAGGAATTCCAGTCTTCCCGGAAAAGGTGGATGCGGAATACCTGGAGAGAAAACGCCGGAAGCAGGGCCCGGCCATCTACGGGGCCATGTATGACCTCCAGCCCGTCTCCGAGCAGGAAGCGGTTTATCGGCCTTCTTGGATCCGCCACTACACGGAACTTCCCTATCCTTTCTACCGGACCCTGACCATCGACTGCGCCGGCACGAAAGGCCGGGAATCAAGTCCGAGTGCTATTTCGATTGGAGATTGGGATCCGGATGGGCGGCTTCATATTGTCTATGCCGAGAAGCGCAAGGTCAGCCACATGGAGCGTTACTACTGGTTTTTGAACTTACTGGAATCTTGTTTTGAAGAGAAACGGCCGGTTATGGGTGTCGGAATTGAGAAAGAAAAATACGGGGATGCTATGGACAGCATGCTAAGGGCTTTCAAGATAGATGAAAAGTATAAATTCGTTCTGAATCTTGTTCCGATTGAGAAATCAAGGCCGGATCGGCTTGCAAGTATGCAGAGCGAGTATGAACTGGGAAAGATTCTATCCAAACCGGGACTTGAGGACTATGAAAAAGAGGTTCGGTCTTACTACCGGGATAAGGTCATGGGCGTTGATATTTTGGAGACGATTTATCTTCACTCCAAAATCAAGATGATCCCGAAGAAAGCGGAAATGGCGAGGCCGGCCGTGAAGACGGCCGAGGAAGATTTTGTCCGGCAGATAAAGCGGGACCGGATGAGGGGCATCTATCCGTCCGGCCAATTTATCTCGAGGTCTTTTTAGGAGGGATGATGGCGGCGACTATTATACTCGGGGCGTCATTAATCGCGGCGTTGGCCGTTATCCTCGCTCAGAATGTACTCCACTACCGCGAGAAGCGCGATCTCTTTAACCGCTTCATGGCCGGCGACTACAAGACTTACAACCATTTCGAGAAAGTTCTGCCCGAGCAGATGAAGCAGCAGGAAAAGATTCTTGAGAAAAAACTTGAAGAGAAGGTCACGCCCGAGGTGCTCAGGGCCAGGGAAGCGGCCAGGGGTTTCTAATGGCTGAGAAATTCAAGCCCATCCCGCGCAAGGACTTCGACTCCGAGATAAAGGAAGTTTACGAGCAAGCCGAGCATAACTGGGTTAAGAACCCCGTCATCGAGAACTATCACGGCAGTTGGCGAGAGGACATCAGGTGGTTCGAGGGCGATCAGTATGTTTTTTGGAATGAAGTTGCCGAAGACCTTCAAGACGTTACGCCGATTCTCAAGCTTGAGGGCCGGGACATTTTCGTTGTCATGAACCGTATCCTTCCCATGATCCGCCAGATGTGGGGCGAAATGCGGTACGACCACAAATTTTACGGCGAGGCGGGGACGAGCGAGGCCGAGGACGTCAAGGCCGCTCACCTTGCGAGCATTCTTATCGAATCCGTCCATGATAGGCGCAAATTTAACTACAAGATCAGCCGGGCCAAGCTTTGGGCTCTGATCGTCGGACAATGCTACTGGAAGATATGGTGGAACAAAGAGCTTTCGGGAATCGTCCGGTCCGAGAAAGGGACGACGGCTGAGGAGAAGGGCGACATCGACATGGATTTAGTCATCCCGTTCAACGTCCGCCCGGATCCGGAGGCCAGCGATCGCTCCGGTTGGCGGTATTTTAGCGAGGGCAAGAGCGTTGCCAAGGAACTTGTCGAAGACGAGTTTGATCTTCCGCGGGGGACGCTTGACGAAGAATCCAAGGAGAAGGCCAACGGGATTTTTGACCGATGGGATTTAAAAAAGTCCGACGAGAAAACCGTAATCCGCCAGGAATATTATGAGGGCAAAAGTAAGAAATATCCGGAGGGGCGGTTCTTTGTCTGCGCCTCGAACTATGCGCTTTGGTACGGCCCGAATCCGATGCCGGACAGGGAGATCCCCTACTTCATCGTTCCTGGATCCATCCCGATTTTAGGCGACCAGTATTACCGGTCGATGGTTTCAGTAGGCAAGCCCGGCCAGCAACGGCTAAACCGGATCGCCTCGAAGATAGACGAGTTTTGGGAAAATCTTCGGCTCAAGGCGATGATCCCCCAAGGCTCGATGTTCCCGGAAGAACTCAAGATGTACACGCGGGCGGGCGTTGATTTTGTTTTTTATAACGCCCTGAGCGGCGGGACTCCTTTTTGGCAGAAGCCCCCCGACCCTCCGCCGATCTTGAATGATAGGTTCGTTCAGGCCGAGAGGGAAATTGAAACCGAAATGTCGCTCCGCGAGGTCACAATGGGCCGGCTTCCCAAATACAGCAGCCGGGCTTCGGGTATTCTTTGGAAGGGCCTTAAAGGCCAGGATGAGAAAGTCATGCTCCCGGCCGTCGAGGACCTGGACGTCAATCTTCAAGAAGGCGCGAAATTCCTATTGAAGTTGGCGAAGATGCACTACTCGCAGCCCCGGCTTCTCAAGATAACCGGGAAGGATAAGCGCCGCTACATTGTCGCCATCAAGGGGGCGGACCTGAGAGACAATACGGACATCAAGGTTCGCTCCGGAATCGACATCTTCACCAACCGCGAATTTCGCCAGGACATCGTTATGTCATTCGTTGACAAAGGCGCGATCACCGATCCGAAGCAAGCGTTTGAGCTGATGGAGGGAAAGGGGGTCGAGGAATATCTGGAAGAGGAATTTATCGACCAGCGCCAAGCGCAGCGAGAGAACGACATGATTAGAGAGGGCCGAGTCAAGCCCGTTGCCCATCAGGATGACAACCATCAAGTGCATTTCAAGATCCACGACGAACCGCGAAAGTCCGAGGAGTATGCATCCTGGCCGGATGAATCGAAACGATGGCTTGAGCAGATGAAGGCGGCGCACAAGGGGTATATGGCAAAGGCGGAGCAGAAGCCGAAGGGACCGGCAGTACGGCCGGGGGCCGGAGCGGAAGCCGCGCTTGGCGGTGCTCCGGGCGGACCGGCCGCGCCGACAACCATGCCCGAGGAGCCGGCGCCTTTCGATACGCTCCCGCCCGAAATTCTAAACTCGCCCGAGGGTAAGGCCCTCATGGAAGCCCTGGCGAATCAAGGAGCGCGGTAATGCCGAAGTTTTTATCGGTCAAAGAAATCGCCGCAGTCCTGAACGAATCCCCCGAGATCATCGTTAAGGAGTGCGAGATGAGGACGATCCCCTACAATAAAACACCCGAGGGGGTCTATATGTTCACGCTCGAAGATGTGCTCGCTGTGAGGCAGCCCGGGCCGGTTTCCGCAAAGAAGGAAGAGCCGAAGGCCAAGGTTGCCGAGCAACAGGACGAGAAGCCGCATCCCACGAAGCGCGAAGGGAAGCCGAAGGCTTCAAAGAAAGCGAGGTAATTATGCCCGAGCAAGCGGTTGAAACAGAAAAGGCGAAAGCGCCCTCCGAGTTCATACCGAAAAGTCTGCACGAAGGGCTTGATCGGTTCGCCAAAGATCAAGCTGCAAAGCCGTCCGAGGAAGCCGTCAAAGCCCAACCGGAAGGAAAACCGGGGGAAACCCAAGTGAACGAAGAAGAATGTCCGGAGTGCGAAAAAGAGAAACGCGCAAAGGCAGCAGAGGCGGAGAAGGCGGCGGCAGCCGCGAAGCCTTCTTGGTTCCTAACGGACGAAAAGGGGGAAAAGAAAATCCCCTTCGGTCCGATCAAGGCAGACGGGAAGGAGTATGACTGGGAAACTCCCGAAAAGCTCATGAACTGGGCTTCACTCGGGATCCACTCCAACACGCGCCTGGAGGAAATCAAGAAGGCCGAGGGTATGCTTCAGCAGATCATGGATGCCATTCAGCAAGGCCGGGTCGAGATCAAGGACGGTAAGCTCATAGCGACTCCCCCGAGTAAGGCGAAGGCTTCTGAGGCGAAAGCCGAGGAAGAGTCGGAGGCCGAGGCGGGGAATGAGGACTACCTGTCGCCCGAGGTTCGGGAAGCGAACAAAAGGATCAAGGCGCTGGAAACCGATCTTGCGACCCTCAAGAAAAACAACGAGGCTTTAGCCATGATGGCTGCCGACGATTTTTTCAAGAAGGAAAAGGCGAAGCTTGACGACGAGATCTCGAAGTTTAGGCCTAAATATCCGCTTGCGAGAGAGAAAGACATTTGGAATCTTCTCAAATTGACGGAGAACGACCAGCCGAAATACTCGGTTGAAGACGCTTTGCGAATAGCGCACGAAGAGGAATATACCCACTTCAACAAGTTCAAGACTGAGCATCCCGAGTTTGTCGGCAAGGATGAAATCATCGCCAACTATCTCAGGGAGAAGGGCGACAAGGAAAAGGCCCCCGTGGCCTCTCCGTCCCCCGAATCCGCTCCGTCTCCGAAGGTCGAGAACAGGGTTCCAAAGAATCTCCGCCAAGGACTGGCGTTTTTCATGGAGGACCAGGACAAAGCACTCCGGGCTAAAACAAAATTTTAGTACGGAGGAAATATGTTTGACATCGTAACGGAAGCTAAGCTCTTCCGCGAGTACATTCAGCCCGGTGTCGATAACCAGATAATCGCCTCCTCGAAGCTTTGGGACCGTTTCCAGAAATCGGATAAGCTCCAGCTCGGCGGAAAACTAGCCAAGCAGACTGTCCGGGTCGGAAACTCCCAGGCTGCAAGGGCCTCCAATAGCTCCATCTACCCGGTCGCGCAAGAATCCACACCCGCCCAAACGCTCGTCTATCTGAAAAGGGCGATGATGTTCACCATGAAATTCGACGGGTTCGCCCTGGAAACCGCGCAGAACGCCGGGACCGCTATGGACCCTGAAAAATTTGAGGAAGAGGGAATCCTGGAAACCGTCATCGACAAGATGAGCCGGCAGGTGATCGGAGACGGCTCCGGAATCATCTGCCAAGCCAAGGGAGCGGGGTCCGGAGCCACGGCCCTGATCGTTGACAGCCCCTACTACGCAGACCTCACGAGGTTCTTGAAGAAGGGGCAGGTGATCGACTCTTACTTGGCGGCAAGCCAAGAGATCGACTCGAAGGCGATCAGCGACTTTGACACGGCAACGCAGACCGCTACCATCCCCTCCTCAACCTGGACGGACAATTCCAATATCCGAGACGAGGACACCTACGGCGGAGTAGCCGAGGCCGCGGGTACCGGCGAAATGATGGGGTTGCTGGGAATCGTATCCAACGCAGATCCCCCGGAGCCCAATGCGACTCTCGGACTCCAGGGGTTGCTCGTGGCGAGCTATCCGAGCTGGAAGGCCGTCGTCAAGTCCAACGGCGGGGTGAAGCGGGCCCTTACCGAAGACCTGATCTTGTCTGCTTTCGACGACATCGAAATGGGCAACATCACGGTCATGCTCTACACGGCGAAACTTCGCCGGGTTTGGGCCTCGATTCTCCGGGAATACAAGATCACCGACGCCAAGGAAATGTGGGGCGGCTGGGTCGGGCTTCCCTTCTATTATGACGGGAAGAATATCCCGATGGTCGTGGACCGGTTCATGCCGGACGGGACGATCCTGGGCCTGGACGAAAGCCAGTTCACTCTTTACCTCACCAATAAGGGCAAGATTGTCACTTGGGAAGAGGGGAGGGCGGGCGGTTATCTCCAGAAAGTCGCCGGAGCCAACCAGTACCAAGCAGAAGCGCACATCTTCGCCAACCTGGGCGTGAGGACCAGAAGGGCCAACTTCAAGATTTCGGATCTTGACGAGCCGACAGCCTGATGATTTTTAAGCGGGGAGATCCTTCCGGGTCTCCCCTGCTTTGAAAAGGAGACGCCGTGAGGAATCCCGAAAGATGGTTCACGGAGGAATTGAAAACATTCCTTCCCCATTGTTATCCCTGGTTTAGCGACCGATATAAAAAGTGGATGATCGTCAGAGACCATCCCGGCTTTAAGGTCGTACCCGGGATCATGGAATACGATCCCATCCGAGGGAAAATCATGGTCGTTGAAATGGTTCTTGAATTCGAGAATCATCCCGTTCCCTTGTCCGGAAGGACTCTCCGGGCCGTCCGAATTGCCGCTCAGGACAGAGGCCGGAAGCTCGATGACTGTTTCAGGGAAGTCGATGAAGAAGAGCAGCGGAGATTAAGGGCGGCCGGGAAGGATTATCTTCTCCGGAAGAGGGATATGGGTAGGAAAATCTACGGGCTGGACACAAAGAAAACTTTTGTATTTGGAGGAACATCATGAATGAGCAGATAAAAGCTCTAACTATGCGCGAGCTCGAAAAGCTCGGCGCAGTAGAGGTCGTTTTTCACGCGCTGGGGGCGGAGACGGTGGACGGCGACACTTCCTTAACTCCTTTTGATGTCAGTCGGTTCAAGGAAGGGAGCTTCTTCCTTGCCGTGACGGCCTTGACCGGGACGAACATCATCGTCACCATCAAAACCAAGGATCCCGGAAGCGCCAACTGGTCCACCATCACCACGTTCACAACCGCGACGGGGGCGACCGCAGAGGCGAAGCACGTTGCCGCCAACCTGGGAAGCAAGATCGCCGCCTTTTGGGACATGACCGCTACCACGGTGACGTTCTCTATTTACGCCGTCCTCAAGACGAAATAGGGATTCTTTCCGTGAGGAAAAAATGGGGCGGCCCGAGCCGCCCCTTAATCCCTTTATGGAGGGAGACATGAAGAAATATTTTATCGGACTGATGGTTTTCGTCCTCTTGATCTCCGTGGCCTCCGGGGCCTGGAGAGACAAGAAAGTTTTCCTGGCAACAGCCGTGGACTGCGGGGCGGGCGTTACGCTCGTCGATGAGACGGGCTTTACTTCGGCAAAGATTTCTATTCCGTGGAACATTCAGGTTGCTCTCGTGACCGTGACTTTTACGAGGGCGGCGGGTTCAACGCCCACGGTTGATTTCTACTTCCGGGTCAGCTACGACAACGGGACGACTTGGGCGAATTACCGCTCGACGATCTCCATCCCCACGAATGAACCGATTATAAGCGGAACGACTTGCCGTGTTTCTCAGCCTGTTTATTTTTACGGGGTGAGCCATATCCGGCTTTGGAAAATCGTTAATACTGATGCCGCAAACGCTCTAACCGCCGTAAACGCGACGCTCAGCTATTGAGGTACACCATGAAAACAAAAAATATTCTTCTCATTCTCGGAATCTTGCTGGCCGCCTGGATCGGGATAGGCTCGCAGATCCCGACGATCCTGCCGGTCTCGCCGGTCACGGAATTCGTGGACTTCCTGAAAGGCATGAGGGCCACGGGGCCGTTTGAGGTCGGGCCGGTAGGGCGCAACCTTAAGACGTGGTGGCATTTTGATGATTTTATTCTTGGAAATGTTACGAATACGGGGACAGGACTTTGGATCGGCTATTACAGTGGAACCGGCGCGATTGTGTCGCCCTATCCTTCAACAGCCCTAAGGCCGGGAATACAAAGACTTGATACTGGAACGACCATATCCGGTTATGCCGTATTGCATCTGAATATTTATTATTATAATTTTTTGTTTGGTGCCGGAGTTTATACTCTCGAAACGGATATTTATATTTCTAATTTATCTACCGTCACAGAGACCTATACTCTTCGATTTGGATTTGGAGATAATATCTCGGGCGACATGGTAGATGGCGCCTATTTTGAATACACCAACACCGGCTCTACCCCCAACTGGTACAGGTGTACGGCCTCGAACAGCACAAGAACCAAGACCGATACGGGGGTAGCAGCCGCAGCCGGAACTTGGACACGACTTAAGGTTGTCGTCAATGCCAATGGAACCTCAGTTGAATTTTTCATAAACGGCGTATCCGTTAACGTCAATACGACCAATATCCCGACCGGAGAAGGGAGGGGAACGGAGGCCATTTTATCCGTCATTAAATCCGCTGGAACGACTAGCAGAACCATTGATATTGACTGGGTCTGGATTCATGTCGACCTGGCGACATCGAGGTAGGAATGAAAAGAAAAATTTCGCTCCTACTCGCCGTCCTTTTTTTTCTCATTGCTATCTTTCTGGCCGTTGAAGTATTCGGCGAGGAGACGAAGACGTTCAAGACATCGCTCCAGGTCTCGTTTTCCGCGATGGATTGGGCGGACCTGACGATGAGTTATATTGCGGTCAAGGGCGGATGGGCGGAGGAACGAAATTTAATCGGCGGCCGTCTCTTGCCGAGACCGGCGTTGGCCGTGACGGTTTCGGTCTTGAAGCAGGCGGCGTTCTGGATTTTAACCGACGCGGTTTATAATCGGAATAAAACTCTGGCCTGGATAATTATAGGTGCAGCAGTAATTTACAAGGGCTATGTTTTAACCCGCAATTTCTCGGTTATCAGAGGAGGCTAGCATGAACAGCGATAAATACAAAGAACTTATCAAGGCGATCCAGAAGGCACCCTTGGTCCGGGAAAACGAACATCGGTTTCTTCAGGAAAAATTCTCTTTGCTCTCTCAGATGGTCTTCCTGATGGCGACAAACGACCTGGAAATGATTGAGAAGCGGCAGGAGAAGTTGGAGGTCAAGTTATCGAAGTACGCAAAGTACGGGGCCATTTTCGGATTCGCTATCCTCCTGGGCATTCTCTTCCAGAGCCCCGAGACGCTAAAGGGGATCATCGGGATTCTGGCAAAAATCTTTTAAGGAGCAATCATGAACAGACTAGAGCTGAGAACATACATCAGGGACTTGGGAGACGAGCCGGACGAATATCCGGAAGGGCTGTTCACGAACGTTAAGCTCAATGCCCTCATAAACCTATCTCAGCAGAGGGTCGCCTTGAAGTTGGCGAGGTTCATTCCCTGGGCCTTTCAAAAGAAATTCAATTTCTCGACGGTCATAAATAAAAAAACATACTCAATCGGAACGGACTTGGCCGTGACGGACTTCTTCATGATGAACGGGATCTACCGGAACGTGGCCGGCAGGAAGGCTAAGGAACTCGTCTTTTTAGAGAAGGACCAAATCGGATCGCTTTGGCACGTTGACGAAGGCGGGGAAGCCCTGGCCTGGACGTATGACGATGCCGGGAATATCATGCTCAGCCATCTCCCGGCAGAGAGCGTTGCCGGTAAGTATGTCGGATACTATATCCCGATCTTCCCCGACCTTAACCATGATACGGTTCATTATCCGCTCGCCGGGGCCGGCACAAACCTTGTGGCGAATGGCGGATTCGACGCGACCGTTACGGGATGGGACGGAGCGTACTGTGTGCTGACGAGCATTCGCGGAGGGCAGTCTGGAAATTGCCTTTGTATTACGAATAGCTTGGCGCCGCCCAATGCTTGGCAATCCGCATATCAAACAATTAGCGGGTTAACCATTGGATTAAACTACCTAATTTCATTTTATGTAAAATCCGGGACGACCGGCAATGAGATCGGCAAAGTACATTTCTACATGGGATCCGGCAGCGACCCCGAGGTTAATTTTACGACCAACGATGTATGGACAAAATACGAATTAAGCTTCGTAGCTACTGCCGCATCGGGCGTATTAAGTCTCGTAAAAAATACCTCGACCTGGGGGACGATGCTTTTTGACACGGTTGAATTTGCAAATTCTGGGCTTTATGCGATCCCCTGGATGGACATTAAAAGTCTCTATCCGGCCCACCCGCTCATAGCCCTCGATGTTTTGAAGAAATGGCACATCGCAGACGAAGAAGAGGGGTTGGACATCAGGGAAGAGTTCAATGATTTATTATCGGAGATTGTCTCTACGATGACTCAGGCACAGGGAACGACAAGCCGACATCGAAGAAGCATAGATCATAATATTATCGGGGGAAGATAGAAAATGGCAAGCGAAGTCCCTCCGAAGGCCCGCGGGCCAAGGGGCCAACGCGGACATGATGGCCCCAAGGGAGATCCCGGAGATCAGGGGGCTCCGGGATTGGCTGGCGATATTATTTCGGACCCGCCTCCGGGATGCAAGAAAGTGAAAAATCTTTATGTAAATGAATCCGGGAAATTTGTAGTTGTCTATGACGATACCCCGGTTTAGGAGGGTGACATGGCACTAGCAAGCATGACTTTAGACCCTAACGCCGCGTCCTATACGGACGATCAGATCGTCGGTAAGGTCAACAGCGCTTCGGCCCAGATCACACGAGCCGGGTCAGTAGCCGCGGCCGCTCGACCGCTTGCCGACGGAGAGGTTGCTGCCGCGAAGATGGCAGCTGGAGCGATTAAGGCAAAGTTGGCCGGAGAGGAGGACGGCAACAAACTCACGACTTCTGAGTTGGCAGCCGCAGCCGGCATTGCCAACGCCCAGGTCGCAGCGGGTCTGGCAAAGGCAAATCTTGATGCCCTGACGGATGTGAACCGGGGTTATGTCAAGACTTCCCCGACCTCTGGCCAATTCAAGGTTATCTCCATCGAAAGACAGGCGGACGGAAAGCTCAAGACGGACTACGACGATCAGGCTGTTTAATGGCTAATCAATCTGAGGCCGTTGGACATGCCGCCCTAGTAGGCGGAGCGGAGACAGCTCTGCACTCTCACGCAGGGGGAGGCTTAGGATATACTCTCCACGTTCAAGCCTTGACCTCAAGCCCAACGGATTCTCAAACGATCTATTTTGGCGCTCTTCCAAAGGCTCCGACTACGACGGCGAATATCAGCAAGGTATATATCCCCAAGGCGGGGACGATCAAGGTAGCGGAGATTTATTGCTACTCGGGAACAGCGGGAAGTGCAGAAGGATGGTCGATGTATATTAGAAAGAACAACAGCGTGGATACGCTGATAGCGACGCTTTCCGTTTCTGCCGGCGAGAGAAGATTCAGCAATACGGGGTTGAGCATCGCCGTTGCCCAAGGAGACTACATCGAGATCAAGTGTATCAATCCTACCTGGGCGACGAATCCAGCCACGACAATTTTCGGAGGCCGTATCTACATCGAGTAGGCAAGAACATGATTAGACACTCGGCCAAGGGAAAGAAGAAGATCGAGATCGGTGCGTTCGCCCTTGGGCTGAATGAAATGAAGCCGGTAACCGAGGTAGGCATAGCAGAGGCGATAAGGTTTGAGAACGCTAGGGTTTCCATTGACGGAAGCTTCTTTGAGAAGCGGAAGGGCGGACTCGAAAAAATTGACGCCCTTTATAACTTCGGTGGAAAGAAAATCCTGGGGTTTGAAAGCCTCGGCGGCGCAACCGAAGTAAGGCTTGTCGTTTGTACGGAAGACAAGATCTGGCTCAAGACGGCGGGGGCCTGGACGACCATCTTCACGCCGACCCAGGCCGCGACAAAGCCGCTCAGCCTTGCCAAGTATAGGGATCTTCTCTATATCGCGGGCTATGAGAAGCCCATCGTCGTCATTGGAAACCTGGCTTATTATGCCGGGGTCGGGAAACCGGCGAGCGCTCCTACCTTAACGGCTCAGGCGGCCACTACCACGGTAAAGGTCGGAGAACACGCCTTCACGAATCAGGACTACGGGCCGAGGCTCAGGGCGACAAATGATAACGTGCTGTTTGCTCAATCTTTCATGCCGGCTTCGGCTATTGAGATTTCCGGGGTCAAGCTAAGCCTCAAGAAAATAGGATCCCCGAGCGGGAATGTTTGGGTTGAGATCCATTCTTCGCAGGTCGGGACGTCGGCCACGAAAAATGCCTCAACAAATATCGTCGGTCAGGGAAGCGACAATATCGCCTGTTCGACGCTCTCCGGGAGCTATTCGACGCAGACTTTCTCTTTCTCCGGGACGAAGCCAAGCCTTGCCAAAGACACGATTTATTATATCGTCGTCTATGGAGATTTCTCCGTATCGGCATCGGCCTATGTTCTTGTCGGCGCGGACATGAGCTCATCGAATTTCTCGGTAGGAAAGGGCTGGACAATAAACAGCTCGTTCGCCTGGACGGCAGAGGAAGACCTGGACGTTGTTTTTGAAATTTTAGGTACAGGGACCGCAACGGGAACCGTAGAGGAATTTGGGCCGCTTGAATCCGGATGGGCGGAAGGATTGAGGAAAGATGGGTACAGCGCTTTACTGGCGCAGAGCTTCAAGGTCGATGCCGCAACTGATGTTTCAAGCGTAAAGATTGCATTAAGGAAAGTGATCGGGGATGAGGCGTTCTTCGGAAATGTTTGGGCGGAGATCCACAGCTCTCAAACCGGGACGGATTTCACGAAGGGCATTTCAGCGAGCATTGTCGGGGGCGCCTCAGACAGTATATCGGTGGCGAATATTTCAGAAGGATTCGCCTGGGTGGAATTTATTTTCTCAGGAATGAAGCCCGCTCTGGCGGCGGCGACGACTTATTATCTTGTCCTTTTTGGAGATTTCAACTGGACGGAAGACCACTATATTGATTGGACTTATCTCATAGGATATGACGACGGGCAAGCCTGGAAGATAAACGCTTATTTGGAATGGTCGGGCCAGGCCGTGGATCTTTCATTTAAGATCATCGGGACTTATGTAACAACCACGACTCTTATGCAATATGCGCTGGCGAATCTTGATGATCCGGGGGAACTTCGGGATGCGGCGGCCCGAACGATTATGGCGCAGAGCTTTAAATTATCAAGAAGCGGAAGTCTCTCAAGTATAAAGCTAAAACTGGCAAAGGTGGGAGCGCCGACGGGGAATATTTGGGTAGAGATTCACAAGGCCCAGGGAGGAACTTCGCTAACAAAGAACGCCTCAACAAATATCGTCGGCCAAGGTTCGGACGATCTTGATGTAAGCACGATCTCAGCCTTCCCGACGTACACGGAATACACTCTCTCTTTTTCCGGGACAAAGCCGTCTCTCGCAGGTGACTATCAATATTTCCTCGTGGTCTATGCGAGCTATACGATAAGCGCAAGCGCCTTAATTTTTACAGCCATGAGTACAATAGGGTCTAATTATGGGGATGGAGAATGTTGGTATATCAATGCGTCCTTGGCCTGGACGAAGCAAGATTATATAGATATTTGCTTTGAGGCTTATTATCTTGGGGCGGCCAGCCCGGGCGTCTTTAAATATGTCGTGACATTTTTAAGGTCAGGGAATTATCCGTGTGAAGGAAACCCGTCCGAGGAAAGTCTTACGGTTCCGGCTGCCGCCGGGCAAGAAATATCTATAACAAACATTCCCGTTTCTTCGGAGCCTTCCGTCGACAAGAAAAGACTTTATAGGACGACGGCCGGCGGTGCGATTTTTTATTTCCTTGAAGAGATCGACAATGCGACTACTTCATACTTAGACCAGCACCTTGATTCGGAGCTGGGGGATGAGGTCGAATATGACAACGATCCCCCGCCGCCTTCGGATGAACTTGAGATTTTCGATGGAAGAGTTTGGTATGTCGGCAAAGGCGAATGGGCGGAGTATGTCTATTGCTGCAAGGCCGATTATCCGGAAAACTTTCCAGACTATAACTTCTATCCGTTCAAAGACGCGAGCTCAACGAAAGAGGTTTCTCCGGTCAGGAAAATAAAAAACTTTAATAATGAACTTTATGTATTGAAGTCGAATTGTATCAAGTCCATCTCTCGGTACGGAGAGGATACTTATAGAATAAATGACATCATGGCGGGGACGGGTACGGACGCTCCGGCATCCGTGATCGACACCGGGGAAATGCTTCTCTTTCTTTCGAACCACAAGGGAATCGAGGCGCTTCTCAAGAGCAATACTTTCCTATATCCGAGGCCGTCTGATAAGGTTAAAAGCACGCTCAGCTCCATTGACTATAAATATATCGGGCTTTCAACAGCCGCCCATTATGCCAAAAATACAGAGTATCTTATAGCGATTCCCGCCGACGGAAGCGCCGAAAACGGAAAGCTAATTTCCTTCAACTATGTGACCGGGAAGATTGCCGTTGACCAATATGGTGGGAATATGGGTTTTCTAGGAATGATAAATCCTGAACTTTCAAAGTCGTTCCTGGCCGTTGGCAGCCAGTATGGCAACCTTTCACTCCTCGATGAAGCCGAGCTTGACGACAACGGAAGGTCAATCATGATGGACGTTCAAAGCGGGTGGCTGGCCTTTCCGGAGCATACGGTAATAAGGCGTATCTACATTGAATATATTTTAGGTCCGGAGGCATCGAAGAAAATCTACTTCAAGATTTATTCGAATTTCAGGCAGTCTCCGGTCCTTGAGGTTTATCTTCCTTCCCTTGCGACTCTCGACGATCTGGATAAAAGGGACGTTCAAAGGAGAAGGATAGACGCTGCCGCCAGGGGCGAGTTTTTCTCTTTCCGGTTTCTATGCCCCGACAATGTTACGGAAGCGAAGGTTTTCAAAATGACTCTTTATGTAAGATCAAAGGGATTAAGAAGGTCTATCGAGGCAACCTAAGATGATACCGATTGATGAAGCCAAGGCGACGGAAATAGCGCGGAGGGAAATAGAGGCCGCGCTAAAGAAGATCGCCCTGCCTACCATTATCGAAAAGCTCAAGCGGGAACACAACCTTGAAACGGGCCAACATAGCATTCCCTACGAGCGAACTACAAATAAAGATATTCCGGGCGGCTATCCTTCGCTCGATGAATCTGCCCTGGTTCCAACGGATGATCTTGGGGAAGGGGTCGCAGACGTCACGAAATTTTTGAGAGGCGATAGAGAATGGATGCCCATTTTTCTAGGAGCAAGGGTATATTTATCCGCCGATCAACTTAATTTTACATCGGGGGCGTGGACGACGATTCAACTCAATACTGAAGATTATGATATTGGGGCTAATTTTGATGTTAGCCTCTATAAATTCATCGTTCCAGTGACTGGCTATTATGACATTATGGGGCAAGTTTTTTGGGGAAGTGTAATAGCCGATAAAAGATATGGCGCCGGTGTATTTAAGGGGGTTACTCATATTGCTGGTGGGTTAACTCACGCCTCTCATGCCGATAATATTACCGTATCGTGTCGAGATATTATTTATTTAACTGCCGGAGATGAACTTTACTTGAAGGGCTATAACGACTCCGGAGTTAATACTTGTGGCGTAATTTCCGGGCCATATTGCTCGACTTTTCTTACGGTGCGTTTAATTAATATTTAAGGAAGTTAAATATGTGCATTTTTAAGAAGAAGAAAGAAAAGGTCAGGGTGAAGGTTTGTAATAGCTGGCCGGATCTTCCGCCCGAGGTCGCCCGGATCGCCACGGCCAAATGCCCGGCGACTCACGAAGCGGAGTACTATAAGGTGAGCCGGCCGACCTCGATCTGCGATCTTTCGCACGAAGCACCGAAGCCCCATATCGTTGACAATCCGAAGCCGGGATGGATGCCGAGAATGGTAGTGGCCGCGCTGAGGCTTCACTATGATTCTCCGGGCCTGACAGATGAACAACTCAAATCCTTCGCTGAGAAGATCAGTCTTGCCGGGGTTGATTACATCCGAATCATGGGAGACTGGGAATCCTATTTCACGCCGGGTTCGGGTGTCTCCGCATTCATGAGGACGGCGAGCGACAGATTCGATCTGGACCAAGAAAATCCCGAATGGGACAAGGCGCTCAAAAGACTCAGGGATATTTTCGATCCCTACTTCATAAAGATTTATTTCGACCTTATAGATAACTGTGATTCAGACAAGGGGCCTTGGGCCTGGAACGTGAATGGATTCTTGAGCATTTACGAACAGGGACTTGTCACGCGCTACATCAAATTCTTTGACCGCGTTTTCGCCGTTCTCGGTGCGGAAGCGAAATATGGACTCGGCAATGAGTTTCAGGGTGACAATGTTGACTGGATCCAAAACTGTATGCTGCCTCTCGCGGAGCATATCCACGGCAAGGCACAGAAGCCGATCTGTTTTTCCGGCGACGACATGACCGCCCACCATCTTCACGGCGCACTATCGCCCGACGTCTCCGGAATATTCGGGATCCGGGATTCCTGTCTTGTCCGTCATTGGTGCGGAACTCCAGCAAAGATTTTGGAATTTCTTGACCAGGGCTCTTCTGTTCGTTGCTATGCCTATTCCGATGATGGCCTCACAATGGAAAGCGTAGCATCAGAACACGGCCCATGCACTCCCGCCAATGTTTTCTGTCAAGGGACTATTCAGCAGAGAATCGATGTCGTCCGGGCAGCTTGGGATTCGCTCAGGAATATCGACAACCGGATGGACCACATCGAGTTTCTTCCGAGGGAGATCTCCTGGGAGGGCGATCCCAATAACATCTCGGAGGAAAGCTTGAAAATATATGATGATCTCGCGCAAGCGCTTTGGGGTCTTTCGATAAAGCGTGAGATGGAGGTGTGATATGCCACTAGGACTGACAAATCCAGGACTCGGAAGGAATACATCTTCCTGGGCGGCGGGGCAAGCCGGGCCTTTGGGCTTAAGTAGGGATGATTCTCCTTGGGGTTCTTTAGCCGCTGGAGGCTTGGGAGCTCTACTCGGAGGTGCCGGCGGGTCACCGTTAATGGGGATTTTTGCCGTTTATTCCTTGCTGAAAAGCCTTGGTATCTTCGGGGATGGCGACGATGAAGAACAGCAACGCCAAGATCAAGAGGCACTTCTAAGGGAACTCAAGCCGAGGCAGCCGCTTTATCAAAGCCCGTTCCTTGCTACGGCAGACAAGAGCGTACTCGAAACGCTACTGGCCCGACTCGGCCAGACACAGAACTGGGGATGGCCGCAGGGCAATAATATCAACCTTCCCTTTCTCCAGTCGATACTGGCCGGGGGAATCGGAAGCGCCGGCGGATCGCCGATCAGAAGGCTAGGCCAGAGCCAAGCCCCAACGCTTCGAGACGTCATAAGGTGAGGTGAACCATGTCAAATTCCGCCTCAAATATTTATTGCTGTAAACAATGTGTGAACGGAGTTGTAAAAAAGGGGATGTCCGTCAATCCCTGCAAATATCCGTGGCTTCCGTGCAGTAGTTTAACTAATCCATGCGGAGGAACCGAGGAGTGGGGCGGGGGTACAGATGCGGGAGGCGGGAAAAATTGCGAGAACGAGTGCATTGATTTAGACAAGGGATCGCAAGAATATAAGGATTGCCTTGAGGAGTGTAGGCAGAGAGGGGCCGGGTGTCAAACAGATAGCGATTGTGGGTCGGGCGAAGTTTGCAAAAGCGGGTCTTGTGTAAAGTCGGGGACCTGTAATGAGGACGCAGACTGCGGGACGGGGAAACATTGTGTCGATGGAAAGTGCGTTGACGATACGGGGGCGGATTGCGGGAAAGGCAAGGTCACAAGCGACGCATACCCGAAAGGCCGGGACTGGACTGGATGCCCTTGCAGCGCCGCATATTATCCGACGAACCCGGGAGAGTGCCAAGCCGGATACAGCCCGGTGGGAACCGGGACGGATGCCCGTTGCGAGTGCGATAAGTACGATGCAGAGGTCGGGACGGAAGAGACGAAACAGGGTGGGACATTCGAGTTTTCTCCTGATGTCAAGGCTCTCATGGCCCGGCTTTTGCAGAGGGCAAACTGGTTGCTCGATAACCCCGGTGGAATGACAGCCGAGGAAAGGGCGATGATCTCAAACCGCGCCACGGAGCAAATAAAAGGAGCGGAGCGCGGAACCCTTCAATCTTCAAGGGATACGCTTGCAAGGCTCGGGCTATTGGGCTCGGGACAGCAGATAAGTGAGGAAGGGAGAATAAGAAGGGCAACGGGTCAGGCCGTAGCCGCATCGCAGAGAGACATCGCCATAGAGGAAGCGGCCCGAAGGGTTCAGGATCTTCTTGGAACAACGGGAATGGCAAGCCAGCTGACAACCGGGGGGATGACCGCCGATCAACTCGTTGAGGCATTGAACGCGGCCCGGCGCGGCGAGAGCAAGGACTGGACGCAGATGCTGCTCACTTATCTCTCGAACATGATGAACGCACAGAACGCCGCCTGGAGCCCTTATTACCAAGCGCTCGCTCAGAGATACAATACGCCGAACCAGACTGGGACGTCTTCTTCCTCTTGGCTGCCTTACCTTTTGGCGATGCTCGGGTCGAAATACTAGGAGGCGGACATGGCAGGACTGACTGAATTACTTCAAACAAGGCCGAAACAAAACATGAACGACTTCCTGGCGTTCTACCTGCCGGAACTGCTCAAGCAGCAGATGCAACTCGAGCAGGTGAAAAAACAATCGGAGATCTGGCTCCAGAATCAACTCAAGGAGTATCAGGCATACGGGGATATTCAATCGAAGCAGGGGAAGGAAGCGTTTATCAGGGAAACTTTGGGGAAGTTGATCAATCCCGAATACTTCAAAGAGCGGCCGATGCCCGAACTCCAGACGGCCAAAACGATAAGGGATTATTTTCCCGCAAATGTAGTTTCGGAACTCGGAATAAATATTCCTCCGGCAGCGGAGACATCTTTGGCGGATTCTATTCTTGCCGGGAGAGGAGCTTTGAACGCTCGGCAGACGCTTGATAATATCCCGGCCGACCAACTCGCCACCCTCGTAAGGACAATCGGCTACAAGCCCGTCCTCGAAACTGTTCAGGAGATCCAGAAAGAGAAACAGGCGAGAGACGAGATGGCATTGAGAGGAAGGGAATTGACGGAGACGGAGAAAGGCAACGTACTTCGCGGCCGGGAAATCGGGGTCAGGGAAGCAGAGGCTGGCATGGCGGGAACGGCGGGAAAGCAAACAACCAAAGACCTCAAGGCCGAACTCAAGGAGAAGGAAGCAGAGCGTCAAGAAATGGCGAATATGTATTATGGTTTTAAGGGAAGTTTAGACTTTCAATATACCGACGAAAAAAACAAAACGGTTGTTCTTGACGAAAAGAAAAAGGGTATTTTTGTAGCTGACCTTATAAGAATTAGTAGGGAAGTCAAGGAACTTAAAAGTAAATTGGGCATAAAACCCGACGCTGATCTCGTTGAGCGAGTGAAAAGAATTAAGGCACAAAAATATAACATTAAAAGTCTTTTCGATGATGAGGAACTTATCAAGGCTCTCACGGATCGGGGTATAAATCCGCTTTATCTAATAGAATACTGGTAAAAATGAATTTATTCGATCAGGAAAAAGATCAATTTGATTGGCTGGATGGTCCTTCAAAAAAGAAGCCATTAGCCAACGTTGAACCATTAGGCGCAAATATCCAACAGGTCATTCTCCCAAAACCAGAATTTCCGACCGATGATCAATTTTCATGGTTGGATGGTCTTCCTGCGGGGAAAAAGCCCGAAACTATGCAAGTAAAGGCCGTGCCGAAACCTCCGGGGGTAGCAGAAAGGGCTATGAATTTAGCCAAGAAGCTTGGTCTGCAGGCTCTCGTAACGCAGGGAATTTCCTCAGCCAAGCCGCCGGATTTACGAGTTGATGGAACTCCAAAGGGAGCAGGATTTTTCGGCCCATTGAAAAGACCGGACGGAATGGTTTCAACGGAATTGTCGGCTGGTATAAGTGGCCCGGAATTTGGGGGAAAGGAAACGCTTGTCCCGCTTCTTGTCCCGACATTAAGTAGAAGTGAGATTGATTATCTTCTCGCTGGAAATAAACCTACCGATGAAATAGTCGCAAAGGCGAAGGAATATGCGTTGTCCAGAATTCAATCGGGCAAAAGTCCATTTGCCGGGCCGGGAGAACAAAGGGAGCCTCCTGAATATCAACCTTCAATGAGGGCCATGAATCCGGTAGAGAAGACGGCGGCGGAGCTTGAAGCATTGAGGAATGTGACGGCGATCCCCCCGGAGAAACTCGTAGAGCCGACTCTACCGGGGGAAATCATTCCGGCCGCAGTTAAGACTCTCGGCGGAGGTTTTTTAAGTGCGGCGTCGAAGACAGCCGGAGTGTTGAATACCTACGCTCAAAAACTCGGCAAGTTGATAGGCGTCCAGCCGGGCGGAATCTTCAAGCAACTTTCCGACAACTGGGATTATTACGCAAAGGAACTGCAGGGGCGGGGATTTAAAGCCGAAGGAGAAAGGGTTAGTCCAACGGAAAAGACGTTTACTGGATTCCTTGGGGGCGTCGGAGCCGCGGGATTCGATATTCCAATGATCTATGCTTTGGGACCCGAAGGGCTAGCGATTCATGGCGCGATTATGGGTGGTGCTGAAAAGGGGCTTGAAGGTGCGCTTATTGGTGCGGCACAGGGAAGGTTGATGAAGGGTTTTTTAGCTGCGACTTCTAGGATCCCGGCAGTAGTGCAACCGTTAGCCGGTGGAGTAGCTTTCGGACTCACGGTTCCCGGTGGTCTGAAGGAGAAGGCGGAAGCTTTTACGATCGGATCAGTCCTCACGCTCACCGGGGGAAGGCAAGCACCGACTTGGGGGGAATTTTTCGACGCCTATAAAGCTCATGCTCCGCAGATGACCGAGCATGATGCCGATATGGTCTATCGTGATTTGACGGGTCAGGAGAAGCCGAAGATAACGATGTCGGCAAAGGCGCTGGTCGATGAGACGATCAACGAATTGAACAAGGGACTCGCCCCGGGGCAACCGATGGCGGATCTCGTCGGAACCGTAGGAAAGCCGGAGACATGGCGACAACCCCCGCCTCCTGAAGTAGCACCTCGAAGGATCACGGCGCCGGCAACCTATGAAGTAGCCCCTGGTGGAACAGTAATTCCGAAGACGATCCCGGAAGCGCAGAGAATTCAGGTCGCGGCGAGAGCGGCCGAGATCCCGCCGGAAGAAAGACCGCTGACCACGATTCAGATTAGGACTCTCCCGGACGGGACGATTGAGATAACCCCGATAAAGCGAACGGCAGAAGAGGTCATAAAGCCGACAGAAGAAATTCCTCCGAGAATAGAACCGGCGAAATACGCACCGCCTATTAGAATGGCTCCCTTGCCGACCGTAACCCCAAAGGCTGAGATTGTCGCCCCAAAAAAAATACCGTCATTAAAACAACCGAAACTTTCCGAAACACCTTTTATCTCCTGGATCCGGAAGCAGGGCGGGATTGACTACAACTCCTATCTAGGCACAGGCCTTGGTGCTGGTGAGGTTCAGAATATTATGCAGTCCAGCGCCAAGAGTGTTTTTAAGAAGAAGGGCGGCGGGATGAAGATAACTCTTCTTGCGGAGAAAGCGCGAGATGAAGGATATATCAAAGCCGCTGGTCCAGAGGATGTTTTAGCCGCGATAGACCAAGAGGTCGCTGGAAAACCTCAGCCGCCAGCGGCAACGAGTTACGAGTATTTCCAGCAAGCCAGGGCGAAGCAGGAAGAAGCCGCCATAGCCGCAGAAGCCGAACGCTACAATGCGGAGCAAGCGGAGAAGGCCGCGCCCGTAAAGGAAGAGAAGGTTCTTTACCGGGGGAATATTCCAACGATGAACCCGGATACCGCTAAGAAAGAAAATGTAGGTGTTTTTGTATCGAGACAACCAATTGGCGGAAAAATTATTGAGGCTACGGCAATAAATTTGTCCTCAATAAACCCCGAGATTATTCCTGGTAGATTTGAGAAAATTCAAGAATCATGGAAAAACCTAAAGGATGAAATAGGCTATGTCAGTTATGACAAAATTTCCAAAGATACGAATCTTCCCGTCCAAGAAATCGGGGCTGAGCTAAAAGCTCAAAAACAAAACAATCCTTATCTTATTAATTTTTCCTCTGATCGTATGGGGGCTAACGTAGGAATTAAGATTAAGTCAGAAAGGGAACAAGTTGAAAGTCGCCCACCCGAAAAGCCGATAGAAACGAAGCAGGATCTTAAGGATTCATTCGGCCCGGAGCGAACGCCCGAGGATAGGGCCAGGGAAGAGAGGATCCTCACGGAGATTGATGAGGCAATCAAGAAGGGGAAGGAACTCACGCCGGAGCAGAAAGATTTGCTGGAGAAGCAGGGAATTTATAAAGAAGTCCCAGCCGCAACTACAATCCCGCGGGGGGAAGAAGAAATAGCAGTATCCGAAGAAGGTCTTTACGAGGGGACGATTCCAGAGGGGCAAATGAAGCTTGTTAGGGTTTCAATAAAAACCCCTACCGGAGAATATGAGAACTTGGGTGAAATTTCCCCCGATAAAATAGATGAAATTAGGCAATATGCTAAGAAATTTGGTGTCGAGGATAATTTAAAAATTGGACAAGAATTTATTGGAAGATGGAAGGAGTCTATATCACCCGAACAAATTGAAAAGTTTATGAAGGATATTATTCGTGATGTTAAAAATATCCCGAAAGAAACTTGGGAGCTTTATGCCGGTTATCCTTTTACAAAAGAAATCAAGCGAGCGGTTCTGGCGATTAAGGATAGGTCAGAGAAGAGAAGGTTTGTTGCCAATGAAGAGTTGAGGAATGAACTTCAAAAGACGGATGCCGGGAAAGTCGAATGGATGTACCATGAGACGGATCGCGCAATAAAAGAAAAAACGAAACCTACTTTTAAGAAGGCCTTTGCTTGGTCAAAGAGGGCCTTTGTTGATACGAGCGGGAATATAAAAAAAGCCTTAATTAAAGACCTTGGGCCACTTGGCAAAGAGGCGGTTGTCCAACACGACCTATTAGCCGGGGCAAGTGCGAAGGCTCAGAGAATGTATGAGGAGGCGGAGAAGGGCATCTATAAAGGAATTTCAAAAGAAGAAGAAATGCTTTTGAATCGGGCAATCCAATCCAGGCGAACCATAGCCATATCGAAATACAGGCCGGACGTTAAACATCCGATGGGCTTAACCGAAAAGGAACATGGGCAATATCTTAAAGGGATCCCGCCGGAAATTCAGAAAAGGGCCGATGTCTATTTTAAGGAGATGGAAAAGGTTCTCGATAGGCTCAAGGGGGAGGGCCTTTTAAGCAAGCAAGATTATGAAAACCTAAAAGAAAAAGGCGACTATTCTCCCCGCCGCTTCATTCAATACATTGACCCGGAAGTAAAATATAACATTTCGGGAAGGACGATAACCGTTGGAGATAGCGGACTAAAGCGGTTGGACGAGGGAAGCATTCAGGTCATGGAAACGAACTCAAGGCTTTTTCTTTCAAATGTCCTTGGTAGGACCGAGAGCAGAATATTTAGAAACAAGGCGAATGTAGCGCTTTATAATTTAGCGAAAGAGATTCCCGACAATGGAATAGTTAGCTTGGCTAAGGTCGGCCACTTAACAAAAGAAGGGGAGCCGGTATATGAATCGGCCAAGGGCGGCTTTACGAAAATCAAGGTCATGGTTGAAGGCAAGCCCAAGGAAATGACCATGCCCTACGAATATGCGAGGGAGTGGATTCTCAGGGACCCGCTTGTCGATCATACCCAGGCAAACATCATAGGTTGGGTCTCGGGAAGTAAGATTCTCAAACCCTTAGCCACGGGAATAAACCCCGGATTCGCATTGACGAATATGCCCAGGGACATTCTTCATGTTTGGTTCACAACTCAGGAATATTCAAAATCACTCGTTAAGTATCCCTTCCAAATTGCGAAGGATTATTTCGAGACGGCCAAGGATGCGTTTTCAAGAAAGGGGGCGTTTAAAGATTATGTCGATGAAGGCGGCCTCATGAACTTCCTTACCTTGCAAGGAAGGACCTTCCCAAATGCCAGTGCGAAATTAAGGAATCTTCAGGAAGTCTTGGGATATATCGGAGAAACCTCCGAGATCTGGACAAGACTCGCCCTTAGAAACAGGGCTTTAAAGAATGGGGCCACGCCCGACGAGGCGACTTGGACCGCGAGAAATTACATTGACTTCAGCCAGGGCGGGAACGTCACCAAGGCATTTGATACGGGGATCCCCTATCTTAACGCATCGGTCCAGGCAACGAGGGGCATCTTCAGGGCTTTCGGGGAGCATCCAAGCGAAACCATTTGGAAGTTTGCCCAGCTCGGAACTTTGGCCGCGGGACTTTATGTTGCAAACAGCCGAGTAAATAAAGATTGCTACGACTCAATTTCCACGAGAGACAAGGAGGCCAATTTTATCATCACAACCCCGTTTAGTTTCAAGGATAAAAATGGAAATATCCGATATCTATATTTCAAGATAGCCAAAGACCAGACGACCAGGATGCTTTGCTCTGTCTTTGAAGGGTTGATGGCGAAAGTCCTGGGGGACAAAGTAGATCCGGACCAGATCGCTCAGGCTGTTCAGGATTCTTTCCCTATAATTCCAGACCAGAACCTTCCGCCTTCCTTGTCCGCATTTTTGGGATACACGTCAAACAAAGACTTCTGGAGAAACGAAGATGTTTGGAAAGGCCCCAAGGTTACACCACGGGAGGAATACACGGTTTACACCGACCCGACTTTGATTAAGGCCGGCGAGATAACTCACCTCTCCCCGGAAAGACTCGGCTATGCGATAAAAGAAATGTTTACGCGGGGGAATATTTATACGTCGCTTGTCTCCGGCGGCTTGAATCTTTTAATGCAGGATCTTACCGAGGCCGACAAAAGGAGGGTCTCGGCTGAGATTATAACGAGCATCCCGGATGTTAAGAGGGTCTTTAATGTGACTCCGCCTTATTCCATGAAAGAAATTAAGGAGGCGGAGAAGGCCCAAGTAGAGCAGTCAACAATAAAATATAAGCAAACAAGAGAACTGGACAGGATGGCTTCTGGCTATTATAGGAAATTAAAAGACGAAGGGCAGGAGGACACGGAGCTTTTCACGGAGATCAAGAAATTTATTGGTGAACAACCGGCGCCGGATCGCAAGGCCTTAATAACAAGATTTAAGAACTATGGCATTGTCTATAAAATTCCCGAAAAACGATGGTGGCTTGAACTGGACGGCATGAACCCGGAAGCAAGGGCGACTGTATTTTGGACGAAGTACCTTGAATCAAATGAGGAGAAAAGGCACGAACTCATGAGGCTTGCACACATTGTCCCGGGAATTTGGACGGACCGATTCGTTAATCGATTTAATTCCTTAATGAGCAAGTCGGGGAAAAAGAATGAGTAAGCAGTTTCCGGGGATCCACATTTCCCGAGAAGAATATTGCTGCAAATGCTGCGGCCAACTGCCGCCCGACTTCTACAATGAAGAGAACGAGCCGAGCATTGAATATATCCTTCTCTTCAACTGTTTCGAGGAGATCCGGCAGATTTACGGGAAGCCGATCCCGATCTCAAGCGGCTTCCGCTGTGTCAGCCATGAACTCGAACTGTTCGCTCGGCATGAGATTCAATCGCCCGTATCGGTCCACATCTTCGGCCTTGCTCTGGACATCGTGCCGCCGAAGGAAGACATCGAGAAGGTCGTCAAGATCGCCCGGATAGTGACGCCGACGCCCAGGATCGGCTGGCATGATTATCTTCCGCATCCCACTCCACATATACATCTCGACGTTGGCTGGATGATTATACCGAGGTGGAGTAAAGACTTAGTGAAAGGAGTAGAGTGGTGAAAGATCATATGATCAGGGAACTTAAGGACTTCATCAAGAACACAAGGCGAAGGCCCAAGAGAAAATTTAAAAAGGGAAGGAGGCCCGAATATGCCGATAACAATCGCAGAGATAGCGGGGCTTTTAACAAACCCTGAAATTATCTCGAAGCTTCTAAAGCTTCTGTTCCCGGACATGAGCGATCAGGTCGATTCCGCGATTATGGATCTTCGGAAACAAAGGGAGGAGAAACGTGCGAAATTTAAAAAGGCTGTCGCTGATATGGACGATACCGCTATTAATCTTCTTATCGACGAGCTCCTGCCATAAGTACAAAGCTCCAGCGACTACGCCGCCGCAGGGCGACGTCAAGGTAGTCGGCAAAGTACAGAAGGGACTCGTCTTCTTCGATCCTGGATTCGATGTCAACGGGGATTACTTCGTCGTTACTAAAGCGTTTGTCCTCTACTTCAATTTTATTTTGTGGGAAAACAAAGAACAAGCCCTTGAGATTGAAAGGCTCAAGAAGAAATGAAGACGAACGAAACTTGTCCGAACTGCAGGGCGGCGAAGTTGGAGATCGTTCCCGCGTGCTGCTCGGATAAAAGTAAGGGGCATGAACTCGTAAAGAAATGTCCAAAATGTGGGTTTAAGGAGATTCTGTTATGAGTGTAACAATCGCAAAGGGTGGGAAGGGTCCAGTCGGCAGCGCGGTTAAGGCACCGGGGGGAGCGTTCGTGCATCATCGAGCGACCAGCCCGGGGAAGTATGACACCTGTAGGACGATTACTCAAAAGGACGGAACTGAGATCCGTGTCTGTCGGATCAAGGGGACGGACAAGTGGGAGAAGCAGAGTATCCTCACGCCGATTAAAAAATGATGAAATGGATTTTGGGTATTGTCGCTACCGAGGGGATCGTTGAGGTTCTCATACACTCGGAGCTTTTGGACAAGCCGAGACAATATCTCATGGGAAGATACTGGCTCTTTCAAAAGCTTCTGTCGTGCGGATGGTGCTTGTCTCTGTGGGTTGCCGTCGCCGTATTCGGGATCGTCTCAGTGGGATGGCAGATAATCCTTGTGCCGATAGTGATTCACCGGGCCAGCAATTTTCTACACATGGGATGGGGAATATTAAAAATGATTCGATGGAGGAAATAAAATGCCTTATACTCCGATTGAGAAAACCGAGGTAAAGGGAGAGGTTAAATTTTGTTTCAAGAATAAGGAGACTGGTCAGAGGATATGTTCCGATACAGAGAAAGGGGCTGTCGCTGCCATGAGGGCGAGATACGCACACAGCCCCGAAGCAGAGAAAAAGAAATAACTACTTCTTCGCCTTCTTCTCCGCCTTCTTGAACTGCCCCATCAGCGATCTCACCTTGACTTGTTTCTGTCCCAGGATATTGATCTTGTCGTTCTTTTTCCCGATATTCTCCTGAAGTTTTGAGATCTCTTCCGTTATCTCCGTATCTTCCAGGCTCAGGAAATTGAAGATCTCGTCCTCTTTGCCGAAAAGGTTTTTTGTTTCTGGCATGGTCATAATTCATTAACGAGCGAATCTAGGACTTTGTTAGACTCTTCGAGGACGCAACAGATGTCCTGGGCAGAAGCGCAGACGAACCCGAAGAGGGGTTGTATGGAAGGATCGTTGGCGAGCGGCTTGCGATCGCTTTGCTCTTTCGGGACAGAAGCAACCAATC